TTAAAACTCTACTCTTACAAGTAGTGAATGGAAGAAATTAATGTCAAGACCAGTAGCTAATGTTGATGTAATTACCGACTCATTTGAGGTTTGGCTCCTTGAGACCAATGAACTTCTTCACGCGCTTTCGACAGAAATCATCACTGCAAATAGCACGTATGCAAACACAGGTAACACTGCGTTTCCAAGAACAGCTCAACTGTACGGAACGTTCGGAGCTAACAATCTAGTCGTAACAAACTGGATGAAAGGCGGAAACGTCAACGGTTCGTTTGCGAATCTCATGATCAGTACGAACACTGTTCTGAGCAACGTGACATCGACCGAAATTCGTCTGGAAGTTGCCAATGGTTCTTCGAACACATTCATGTGGCAGTACGGTCTACATGCTGGTTTGACTGGTGCAAACCTTGTCGCTAACACAACGAAGCTGACGATTCAGTCGAACTCGACCACGAATACAACAGCAACTGCATTCGCAGTTGTTGCCGCGAATAGCACTAACACTGCTACGATGAATCCAATTAGCTTTAGCACTGGATTGTTTGTAGCGAACACGATTCAGATTACATTAGGTGCCAATGTCACTGCTAATGCCACGAATGGTGGTACGATCCAAGTCACAGGATCCGGAGCAGTAGGTAACAGTGTATCAAATAGCAGCGGCCTATATGTAGGCAATACTGTTACGAACAGTCAGATGACGAGTGTTCGATTCTTTGCCGCAGAAGGTAGCAATACCGTACTCGCAAACAATCAGATCATTAGCATTGCCAATACAACATCATCTGCAAATATTGATCCTATCAGTTTCAAGACAGGCATCTTTACAGCTAACACCATTCAAGTTTCACTTGGTGCCAATGTCACTGCGAATGCTACCAACGGCGGCACGATCCAAGTAACAGGAACTGGTACGGTCGGCAATACGGTTGCAAATAGTAGTGGCCTGCATGTAGGTAATACTTTAAACTCTTCACAAGTCACATCAGTTCGTTTCCTTGCATCTGAAGGTTCAAACACCACTCTTGCAAATACTCGAATCATTAGCATCGCTAACTCGAGTGCCACTGCAAACATCGAACCGAACGCATTTAAAACTGGCATCTTTACTGCCAATACTATTCAGATCTCGCTCGGCGCAAACGTCACGGCAAATGCTACCAATGGTGGTACAGTGCAAATCACTGGAACAGGTGCGATTGGTAACGTTGTAGCAAATAGTAGCGGAGTATTTGTAGGTAATACGCTTAACGCTTCTGAGTTAACATCGCTTCGATTCTTCACCGCAGAAGGTAGTAATACCGTTTTAGCGAATACTCGAATTGTTAGCATTGTCAACTCAACGTCGACATCTAACGTTACACCGACAGGATTCTTTGCAGGTATTGTTACTGCTAACCAAACAGTTGTTGCAGTCGGAGCGAATGTCGTTGCAAATGCTACTACGGTTCTTGTTGGGAATGCAACGTTTAATACGGCGATTGGTAATGGATCGATCACTGCATCTGCGAATCTTACCATTACGCCGACAAGCCATCTTGTTGTTGTAGGTGCTGCGACAGTCAGTTCGAACGTTGCTCTTGCAAATACGCTGACGGTTACAGGAAATACGAATCTTTCGAATACGCTCACTGTAACTGGAGCTACAACGCTTTCGAGTACTCTTGGAGTAACAGGAGCAACTGCTCTAGCGAATACGCTCGCAGTGACTGGTCCTGCTACACATGCAAACATCGTGACTTTCAAGACTGAGCACGTAGTTGATATCTTTGCAAACGGAAATCTTGGAGCTACGACTGGTTCAGATCTTCTTGTCTTCGAATATCCAAAGGCAGACTATAGCACTGCTAAACTTCTCATTCAATTGAAAAATGCTGGTAATACACAGATCTCTGAAGTACTACTTGCTCATGATAATTCGACTGCGCAGCTTACAACATATGGTACGGTTTCTTCACCTGTTGCAGCTAATTCCGGAGTCAGCTTACTTGGTACTTTCTCTGCGAACGTGGCTACTGCAAACGTAAGAGTATATGTCAATCAAACAAGATCTAGCACGGCTGCAAAAGTTGTTGCTCAATTCATTAAGTAAGGTAATATATGTCAGGCGCAAATAATAGATTTAAGGTTGATAACGGTCTAGTTGCTTCTGGCAACGCGATCTTCTATGATCGTGTCGACGTAGAAGCCAACGCGCACTTTAAAAACGACTTGTTTGTTGTATCTGGTAACCTTGTAGTAAATGGTTCTCTTGTATACGCCAACGTTACCATCGGTCAAGGCGGGGTTCTTCTGATTGCAGATCAGCAGCCACTCGGTAATACTTCAAACCGTTTCAATGCTTTCGTATTTAATACGACATCTTATGGAACACTACGACCAGATGCAAACGGTGGTGCACTTGGTACTACGACTGCTCGCTTTGATGTCTTTGCAAACAATATCACCGTTACAAATACGGTGAATTTCCCGAGTGGAGCAGGCGTTAACTCGTCGCTCTATACTGGTACAGCAAGCAATGCTAACACCGTATACAATATCTCGGCGAATGGTATCGTAGTCAGAACTGGTACAGGAACAGGTACTACGGTATCGATTGCTTCTACGAACGGCATTAGCGTAACAAACGGCAACGGCGTTTCTGGAAATCCTACGATTAGTTTTGTAGCGAATGCTGGTTTAACAGTAAACGCGGCAGGCGTATTTGTTGATGCATCTGCTATTACTGTCGGTACACTTCCTACATCTCGGGGCGGTACAGGCGGATCGATCAATAACCTTCTACCTACACAATCTGCTGGAACAACAGGTTTCGTCCTTGCATCAAGTGGAGCGACAGCTAACTTGGTGTGGACGCAACTTGCTGGACCTCAAGGTGCGCAAGGTGCAACTGGTGCTCAAGGTGCACAAGGATCTACCGGTTCTCAAGGACCAACTGGTGCTCAAGGCGCAGCTTCGACAGTTCCTGGTCCACAAGGCGCGCAAGGAATAACTGGTTCCCAGGGTCCACAGGGAACAACTGGTTCTCAAGGACCACAAGGACCTTCGGTTCAAGGACCGACGGGACCACAAGGTGCACAAGGAATTATCGGACCTCAGGGACCGCAAGGAACAACTGGTGCTCAAGGTGCTGCTTCAACCGTTGCCGGTCCTCAAGGCGCCCAAGGTTTGCAAGGTATCCAAGGACCACAGGGACCGCAAGGCCTTACAGGTGCACAAGGTGCAGCATCTTCAGTTGCTGGTCCTCAAGGTGCTCAAGGATTACAAGGCGCTCAAGGTGCAACTGGTCCTCAAGGATCTCCTGGAATAAACGGAGCACAAGGTGCAACTGGTGCTCAAGGCGCGGCAGGTTCAAGTATAACAGGTGCTCAAGGTGCAACCGGACCACAAGGTGCCCAAGGAAGTGCATCTGGTGCTGTCGCGCCTATTCTAAGACACGTCACCGCAGGATTTACAAGTGGCGGCCAAGTTTTTGTAACAGCGACTCAACCTACTGCTTCAGCGGCTGGTGATATCTGGATTGACACTGCAGGAACTACAGGATATACACAAAGTCTCTCGTCAAATGGATGGACTAAGTTGCCAAACGGAGCAATTATTCAGTGGGGAACAGTAACTGTTACTCCAAATACTACAGGATCTGGATCATTTCCAACATCGTTCACCGCGGTTGCCCGAGCTGTGATGAATGGCGTAGGAGATACAGGCGTATTTGGACAGGCTTCTAAAGGTGCAACCATTTTTAGTGTATCAACAACTGGTTTCAGTTGGTTTAACGGAGATGAAAGTTCTCATACCGGTTACTGGTTAGCAATGGGATATTAATAAAATGACAATTTACTACAGCCCAACAACAAAAGGTTTTTACGATACTGATTTTGGGTATCCGTCATTGCCGCAAGATATTGTTGAAATTACCGCAGAGCAACACCAGCAGTTTCTCCATGGTATGAATATGCAAAATAAAGAATTGGTTTTATCACAAGGAAATCTTGTTTTGCAAGATCGAGTCGTGGTAATTACTTGGGAACAAATTAGATCGAAAAGAAATAATCTTCTAGCTTTATCTGACTATACTCAAATGGCAGATTGGCCTGGAGATAAAACTGCTTGGGCTACATATCGTCAAACTTTAAGAGATCTTCCTCAGACTTATACAAATGCAGCAGACGTTGTTTGGCCATCTAAGCCAGGAGAATAATAAGTGCCGCTAACGTTCCTATCTGCTAAACCTGTTAAATATTGGAACGGCTCGTCGTGGGTCGGGAGCCAAGATTTTGCCGCCGTTAAAATGTGGAATGGATCTACGTGGCAATATGTAGGAATACGTCCGTATGCAGATGTAGCCTTAGTTACTTTTAGTCCCGTGGGCGGCACAATATCATCTCCGACTTTTGACACTGCCGAAGCGTATGGTTCCCAAGCAGGTTATACTATCACAGCTTCTTCAAGCGTAGTTTGGACTTATACTGGAGGAGATGGATTTAGTGGATACGCCAGTGTTGCAAGTGGAGGAAGTGCTTCATCAATTGAACTTGTAGCAGCTTATACAGGTGGTTTCAATGAACAAACGTTTAACGTATCAGCATCAAATGGTGCAGAAACTAAATATTGGGTGATAACTGTAACATCTTATAGTTTTGAATAAACATAGCGGAAGAATTAAATGGCACTGAAAGCAAATATCATTATCGATCAAGGCACTTCATTTGCTACGTCTATTGATGTGACTGATGAAAATGGTAACATCGTAAATCTTACAGGATTTACAGGTGCCGCTCAGATGCGTAAGCATTATACTTCGACCGCTCAAACCGCATTTACAGTTTCGATTACTGCTGTGACTGGCGTCGTCGCTCTTTCGATGTCGGCAAATACCACAAATGGCCTTACAGCCGGAAGATACGTATATGACTGTGAGTTGACTGATGGCAGCGGAACAGTTTCTCGTCTTGTTGAAGGTATCGTCACAGTTACACCAGGAGTTACAAGATAATGGCAGGTGCATCTCGTTTAGTCGCTACAATTACAAATAACAACGGCAGATTATCATCTGCTGGTCCTATTACTCTGAAAAATCAAATTCAAGAAATACGAAGTATTGAAAACATACTCGACGTCAGCGTCGTTGAAGCCGCCAATGGCGCTACATTAATCTACAATTCTCAAAATGATAAATATGAGGTGAGACAACTGTCATTCGCGGATCTAGCAGTAGATCTCGACGGCGGATCATTTTAACCTAAAAGGAATAGCCAAATGGCAGACAATTTAATTCAAATTAAAAGGTCGTTAACGACAGCTGATGCGCCAACATTAGCTAACGGTGAATTAGCGTTTACAGCAAATGGCGATCACTTATTTATTGGTTCGAATGGTGCTTCGATCACCATTGCCGGTAAATTTAATCCTGGTATACTGACCGCCAACCAAGCACTCGTTGCGAATGGTACCTCTGGTATCGACAAGATTATTGTTGCTAACGCTGTTGTGACAACAGTTACAGCCAATGGTTCGACGGGTACCAACGGACAAGTACTGAGTTCAAATGGAACAGCCGCTTATTGGGAAACTCCTACTTCTGGCGTATCTGGTTCAAATACACAAGTTCAATTTAATAATTCTGGCGCATTAGCCGGAGACGCAGACTTTACGTTTGATAATACCAATAATAAACTGTCTGTTGCCGGCGGCGTTCTTGCTGGCTCTGGCGGTAACTTCGTCGTTGGTTCTAATTCTTTTGTTGCGAATGCCACCGGTGTATTCTCTACAGGCACCGTGAACGCAGCGATTGTGAGTGTTGGTACGGCGTTCGTAGCAAATGCCACACAGATCAATATTGGAACTAACGTTGCTCTTAATGCAAATGGCACAAATGGTACTGCAGGACAAGTTCTTGCATCGAACGGAACAGCTGTATACTGGGTAACACCTCAAGATGGTGATATTACATCAGTCGTAGCCGGTTCTGGTCTTACTGGTGGCGGTACATCTGGCGAGGTAACTCTTGATGTTGGTGCTGGTAACGGTATCAGCGTCTCTGCAGACGCGATTGCTGTAGTTGCAAATAGCGGTCTTGCTTCAAATACCTCAGGCGTACACGTTATTGCAAATAACGGTCTATCTGCAAACGCAACAGGCGTTTTTGTTGTTGCCGGAGCTGGTATTGCTTCGAACGCAACAGGTGTGCATGTCGTATCTGGTAACGGTACGATTGTTTCGAATACCTCGGGCGTTTATGTCAATGCTGCTGCACTTTCAATTGCCACATCGCAACTTTCAGGCGACGTTGCTCTTGGTTCGGGTACATCAGGCGACTATGTTGCTACTATCACAGCTGGTAACGGTATTTCTGGATCCTCATCTGGTGAAGGTGGTGCAGCCACGATTGCTGTTGTAGCAAACAACGGTATTGTATCGAATACTTCAGGCGTCTTTGCCAAAGCTGCTAACGGTATTTCTGTTGATGGCGCTGGTATCAACGTTGTTGGCGGTGATGGTCTTACAGCTAACGCGACTGGAGTTCATGTTGGTGCTGCTAACGGTATTAATGTCACTGCAGATGCAGTTGGCCTTACCACTGGTTCAACACTCACGGTCAACTCTGCTGGACTCCATGTTAATACTGCACTCTCGATTACAGATCTTTCTCTTTCCGGAAATCTGACTGTTCTCGGTACGCTTTCGACAATCGATACTACCAACCTGACAGTCCAAGATTCGCTGATCGAGCTTGCAAACGGAAACGCAACAACCGACATTCTTGATATCGGTCTTTATGGTCAATACGGTGCCACTGGAGCTAAATATACCGGTCTTTTCCGTGATGCTACAGATGGCGTTTATAAGCTCTTTGCTGGTTCTCAAACAGAACCTACAACAACTGTAGACACTGCAGCAGCCGGTTATACTACTGCTACATTACAAGCATTCCTAAACTCTGGTGGTTTGGTTTCGAACGCGACTAACGTTACTCTTACTGCGAACTCGACACTCGCGGTTGGTATCACAGCGAATACATTGAGTCTTTCGACTGCACTGCCTGGAACAAGCGGTGGTACTGGACTCGCGACTGTTACTGCAGAAGACATTTTAGTTGCTAACTCTTCGAACGGTTTTAGAAAATTAGCTGTTGGCTCTACTGGATTCGTGCTTCAGTCTAACGGTACAGCAGTTGTATACGCAACCCTCGACGGCGGGACATTCTAATTTATGGAAGCTGAATTTGTAAATGAGTACATCAATCGATTACTCGCGAGTGTACATGATCTTACAAGTAAGAACATCATGCTAGAAACAAGACTGGTCATGGCCGATAAAACCATGACCAGTCTTCAAGCAAAAATTGTTGATCTTGAAAAGCTTGGAAATAAAAATAAAAAAGCTGAAGATACTTCTGTATAAATAGAATATTAGGGGTTACATAACCGCTTCGTTGCTCTATATAGAGGTTGAGAATGGCAAATAAATTTCAATTTAAGCGCACGACAATTTCTGGTCGTACAGCTAATACTACTGACGTAGCAAATTCCGGCTTTATTGATAACGGTGAATTTGCAGTCAACCTAACTGACCGTAAAGTCTTCTCTTCAGATGCTGCGAATGCCATCTTTGAAGTTGGTTCAAATCTCTCTTCTCTCGCTGTCACTACGATCGTAGCCAACGGATCTTCTGGATCCAACGGCCAAGTTCTTTCATCGAATGGAACAGGAGTTTATTGGGGCTCAGGCGGTACGGCAAATGCTGCTACCATGAATACCTATACGTTTACTGTCACATCGAATACCACGGTGTTTACAGGATTAGACGACACATCAAACACATTCGTATATACTTTAGGGCTTGAAAGCGTCTTCATTAATGGTTCGCGTCAGATTGCGGCCGTTGACTATAACACGACAAATACCACGGTCTTAACGCTTACATCGAATGCGATTGCTGGTGATATTGTTCAAGTTACAACTTTAAATGGTGCTTCACTTACTCTCGGATCTCAAGGCGCTCAAGGTGCTCAAGGTGCAACCGGTGCACAAGGTGCTCAAGGCACAACGGGTGCTCAAGGCGCTCAAGGTGTTGCTGGCGCTCAAGGTGTTCAAGGCGCAACTGGCGCAACTGGTGCTCAAGGCACAACGGGTGATCAAGGTGCTCAAGGTGTTGCTGGCGCTCAAGGTGTTCAAGGCGCAACTGGCGCAACTGGTGCTCAAGGTGTTGCCGGCGCTCAAGGTGTTCAAGGCGCAACTGGCGCAACTGGTGCTCAAGGTGTTGCTGGACCTCAAGGTGTTACTGGTGCTCAAGGCGCTCAAGGTGCTCAAGGTGCCACCGGTGGAGGTGTAACCTCAGTCGCCACGGCTAATGGACTTTCTGGTGGAACGATTACAACTAGTGGTACAATTGGAGTAACTGCTGGGCCAACACTTACGGTCAATACGACTGGTATTCATGTGAATTCCACATTATCAATCGCCGATCTTACACTCTCGGGTAACCTGACAGTTTCCGGTACAAGAACTTACGTGAACACCACAACACTCGACGTTGGTGATAATATTGTTACGCTGAATGCAGATCTTGGAGCTAATCCTCCTACTGAGAATGCTGGCTTCGAGATCATGCGCGGGACGTCTGCCAACGTTCAGTTCGTCTGGGATGAAACAAATGATCGCTGGTCTACAAACAGTCAACCACTTGCTGTTTCGTCTCTTGTAGCCGCAGGTGCTGCATCTGGAATTACCACCCTTGCTGCCGGTAATACTACGATCACTGGTTTTGCCAACGTAACCTCGACGCTACAAGTAGCTGGTATTACTACTCTTAATGCCAACGTTGCAATGGCAAATAATGTGTTAAGTAATCCTAAGCTTGCTTCATACAAAGAAGCAGTTGTTGCCAATACTATAACAACAACTACTCACACTGTAGATTTATCACTATCCAACGTATTCGATTTGACATTGGCCAACGCGTCTATTACAATTACATTTTCAAATCCTCCTGCATCGGGCAATGCATACAGTTTCACACTTCATTGTAAACAAGACGCCACGGGATCGAGAATAATCACGTGGCCGGCTTCTGTTAAATATCCGAATGCTTCGACACCGACGATGTCAACTGGTGCAAATAAAATCGATGTCTTCAGTTTCTTTACCCTCGACGGAGGTACAACATATCTCGGTGCCTTATCTCTTGCAAATACAGGTTAATAAGAAGGTTATACGATGCCATTAAATGTATTTAGAGCTTCAGGTAAGGCTGCTCCAGCCACACAAGTATTCAATGCCCCCGCAACATTCGTCGTTCCTGCAGGCGTATATTCTATAGATATATCTGGTCGTGGCGGCAATGGAAACGCTGGTAATGCAGGCAATCCTGGTACTGCTGGCAATGCTGGTAATCCTGGAAATAATGGGGCCGCAGGAACTGGTGGTGCTGGTGGTACAGCTGGGACATCTGGCAATCCTGGCGCATCAGGAAATGCTGGCACAAACGGGGCCGGCGGAGCTGGCGGTGCTGGTGGTACAGCTGGAACATCTGGAAATCCCGGCGCATCAGGAAATGCTGGCACAAACGGTGCTGGCGGCCCAGGAGGAGCCGGAGGTGCTGCAGGGAATGCTGGGAATCCAGGTGCCACTGGCAATGCAGGTACGAATGGTGCTGGCGGAGCTGGCGGTGCTGGTGGTACTGCTGGAAATGCTGGAGCGACAGGAAACTCCGGCAATCCCGGTACTAATGGTGCCGGTGGTGCAGGCGGTGCTGCTGGTAATGCTGGGAATCCAGGTGCCACTGGCAATGCTGGTAACCCAGGAACAAATGGCGCCGGCGGTGCTGGCGGTGCTGCTGGTAATGCTGGGAATCCAGGTGCCACAGGAAACTCTGGTAATCCTGGTACCAATGGTGCCGGCGGTGCTGGCGGTGCAAGAGGAAATGCTGGGAATCCAGGTGCCACAGGAAACTCTGGAAATCCAGGAAATAATGGTGCCGGCGGTGCTGGTGGCACTGGCGGTAGCGCAGGTACGGGAGGAGGCGGCGGACAAGGTTCAGCCCGACCTTGCGGTGGCGGAGCCGGTAGCGGTGGTAGTCCGGGCGGTGGCTGCGGTTGTTTTGGCACCCCATTTGCGCCTTGTTCTGCCCCCGGCGGCGCCGGAGGCTCTCCTGGCGGAGGAAATGGTGGCTTTGGTGGAAGCGCAAATCTTGGGGGGTGCGTTTGCGGCGGCGGCGGTGGCGGCGGCGGAGGCGGCGGTAGCGGAGTGACTGGTAATTCAGGGAGTGCAGGTGGTGCGGGTGCCAATGGAAGTGCTGGAAATACTGGAGCCGCAGGATCAGGGGCAACTGCTGGAGCAGCAGGAAGTCCCGGTGGAGCTGGGGCCAATGGAAATGCTGGAAATACTGGAGCAGCAGGAACTGGAGCAAACGCTGGAGCAGCAGGAAGTCCTGGTGGAGCTGGTGCCAATGGTAATGCCGGCACAACAGGGGCGGCTGGAACTGGAGCAAACGCCGGAGCAGCAGGAAGTCCTGGCGGTGCCGGTGCTAATGGTAATGCCGGCACAACAGGGGCCGCAGGTACAGGGGCAACTGCTGGAGCAGCAGGAAATCCAGGTAATGCAGGCGCAGCAGGAAATACTGGAGCAAATGGTAATGCAGGAACAGGGGCAACCGCTGGATCTACTGGCAATCCAGGTAATGCCGGCGCAGCAGGAAATCCAGGTGCAAATGGTAATGCCGGCACTGGAGCTAATCCAGGGGCAGCAGGGAGCCCTGGAAATGCCGGAGCAGCAGGAAATACTGGAGCAAATGGTAATGCTGGCACTGGAGCTAATCCAGGAGCAGCAGGAAATCCAGGCGGTGCCGGAGCTGCTGGTAATGCTGGGACTGGCGCAGCAAACGGAAATCCGGGATCAAGTGGAAACCCAGGCAACGTTTCAACGTTTGGTTCCTTAGCTAATTTTCCAGGTGGAACCGGTGGTACTGGTGGGGCTGGAGGAAATGCTACAAACGGAGCAGCTGGCTCGGCCGGAACTTCTGGAAATCCAGGTGGATCAGGCAATCCCGGAAATAATGGGGCTGCAGGAACTGGCGGTGCTGGTGGTACAGCTGGGACATCTGGTGGTATTGGAGGAACAGGCAATCCCGGTAACAATGGAGCTGCTGGTACAGGCGGCGCCGGAGGATCGGCCGGTACTTCCGGAGGTATTGGAGGAACAGGCAATCCCGGTAATAATGGAGCTGCAGGAACTGGTGGTGCTGGTGGTACAGCTGGGACATCTGGTGGTATTGGAGGAACAGGCAATCCTGGCACCAATGGGGCTGGTGGTGCAGGAGGAGCTGGTGGTAATGCTGGTAATCCAGGAGCCACTGGTAATGCCGGCAATCCAGGAAATAACGGTGCTGGTGGTGCAGGCGGTGCTGCTGGTAATGCTGGTAATCCAGGAGCCACTGGCAATGCTGGTAATCCAGGAAATAACGGTGCTGGTGGTGCAGGCGGTGCAAGAGGAAATGCTGGGAATCCAGGAGCCACTGGCAATGCTGGTAACCCAGGAACAAATGGCGCCGGTGGTGCAGGAGGAGCTGGTGGTACGGCGGGTAACTCCGGATCTCCTGGCAACGCTGGTGTAGGCGGAGGCGGCGGAGGCGGCGGAGGCGGAGGCGGAGCATCGGGTTGGACTTTAAAGCAAGGTGGTAGCGGCGCCGGCAATGCTGGTACCGCGGGTAATTCAGGCAACATAAGTGGTGCTACTAACGGCAACGGCGGCGCAGGCGGCAATGGAGGACTTCTTTCGGGCGCTGCCGGTGGTTCAGGTAATGCAGGAACACCAGGCAGCGCAGGAAATACAGGAGCCGCAGGAACTGGAGCAAACGCTGGAGCAGCAGGAAGTCCTGGTAATGCAGGCGCCAATGGAAGTGCTGGAAATACTGGGGCCGCAGGAACTGGAGCAAACGCTGGAGCAGCAGGAAGTCCTGGTAATGCCGGCGCTGCAGGAAGCGCTGGTACAACAGGAGCGGCAGGAACTGGAGCAAATCCAGGAGCAGCAGGAAGTCCAGGCGGTGCAGGAGCCAACGGAAATGCTGGTACAACAGGAGCGGCAGGAACTGGAGCAAATCCAGGAGCAGCAGGAAGTCCTGGTAATGCCGGCGCTGCAGGAAATGCCGGAGCGACTGGCAATGCAGGAACTGGAGCTACAAATGGTGCAGCTGGAAATCCAGGAGGTGCAGGAGCAGCAGGAAATGCTGGAGCGACTGGCAATGCAGGAACTGGAGCTACAAATGGTGCGGCTGGAAACCCAGGCGGTGCCGGAGCTGCTGGTAATGCTGGCACAACAGGAGCAGCTGGAACTGGAGCTACAAATGGTGCGGCTGGAAATCCAGGAGGCGCAGGAGCAGCAGGAAATACTGGCACAGCAGGTAGTGCTGGAACTGGAGCGACCGCCGGAACAGCCGGCACATCAAATCCTGGAGCATCAGGAAACGCTGGTAATATTGGTACTACGACAAATTCAGTATCAGTAAAAGTATACCCATATCAAATAGTTTCTATAAATATTGGAACAGGCAGCGCTAATGGTACGATGAGTGTAACATTTTAGCACAAATAACAAAAAGGAAACAATACATGCTAGTAGGAATTAAAGACGTTTATCTTTATACTGGTTTGACTACGACAGGTGGCAACGACTCTGCTGCAGCCTATCAGTGGCTACAGGATAATAACATTGAGTTTACTCATTTATCATACAACGATAGTAGTCAATACGAATCTGTATTCAATGCTCTAAATACATGGGATATTGGAGAATTTACTGATTTTCCATTTGTCATCTACGATGAAAAACATGACGATTTTACCGCAGTCAAACAAGCATTGATTGGCTTAGATGCCATCACAGAGAGCAACTTAGTCGAACTAGCAGCCCTGTAATTTACATATATATAATAGAGTCATTCATTTGGAACATGTTAACATACAAAGAATGGCATTGGTAATGCGTTGCTATGACAAACTTCCACCACATCTCAGAATATGGATCTCAAGCTTACATTTTAGTTTGCATGATGATCATATTCTGAGAGGTGCGAGCGACGTCGAGCAATGTAAAAAATTTATTGAATCTGGTGGAATACACTATGAAAAACCTGGAAATGGACAAAATTGATGTTTTCGTTTTTTGAAAAGAATGAGCCTAAACTAGAATTTCTTTGCTATGATGATGATTTAGGAAATATACCAGAACCTTATCCTGCCCGCAAACTGATACCAGAATGGTATAAAGCTTTGCCAATGAAGAAGGATGTAGGCTTTGATCAATCTACTCTCAAAAGATGCCCACCTTTTCTTGATGCGATGATCACGGGTTGGATTATTCCACTCGTTGCTGATGTTGAAATCACTTCGAATGAAGATTGTTCGTTCATTGAATACAACAGCAAATATCCGAGAGCAATGATCGAGAATCATTTACAGTGGCAAGTAACATCTGACAAATGCCCCGCTCCACATTTACCAAAACCTCCAATTAAATTCATGAACTGGTGGGCAATCAACTGCCCGAAAGGATACTCACTGTTGTTTGTTCCACCATTAAATAGACCTGATCCAAGATTTACTTGTTTTTCGGGTATGGTAGACTGCGATGGTTATTTTGAGTTTATTAACTTTCCATTTGTTTGGAACGAACCCAATTTTAAAGGTATTCTACCTGCTGGTACACCGTTAATGCAGGTTATTCCAATTAAAAGAGATACTTTGTTTTCGAAAAATGTATGTAGAGCATTCAATGAAACTGAACTGAAAGCACTCAAAGGTACACGTAGAAAGCTTCAAAGTCATGAATCCCATTATCGAGATAATATTTGGGAGCGTAAATAATGGCAGTATATCAAATAGCTCCTTCTCCATCGTTAGGTATACCAGAAATTTCTTTTGCATCATGGCGTGATGGTTTTACTGAAGAAGAGATCGATAAAATAGTTAGTATTGGTGATAGTCTCACGATCAAATCTGCTAGTGTTGGACCTGATAGTAAAGTTGAAGAAGCAGTTAGATCATCTAAAATAGGTTGGATAAATCTTACGCCCGAGACTAATTTTATATATGATAGAATTGCTTTCATAGCAAGACAACTGAACGGTGAATTCTTCAATCTAGATATATGGGGATTTGTAGAGGACTTTCAGTATACTATATACGATGGAAAAGACGATCATTATACGTGGCATCTTGACAGAGGTGGAAATGCAACGAATGCGCCTCGCAAATTATCTCTTGTAATACAATTATCTGATCCTTCTGAATACGAGGGGGGAGATCTTGAGATATTTGATGCACCCGTGCCGACTCAAGTCACAAAACAAAAAGGTTTAGTAGTTGCATTCCCGTCCTTTATTTTACACAGAGTAACTCCTGTGACAAAAGGCATTCGTAAAACTCTAGTAGTATGGTTAGCTGGTCCTCAATTTAAGTGAGATAATATGACAAGAGAATGTGGAAGTTGCACGAAGTGCTGCGGTTGGTTAACTGGAGAAGCTCTTGGCCATCAATTTTGGCCAGGAAGGAAATGTCATTTTGTAACTACAAAAGGATGTTCGATACATGAACAACGACCTGAGAATCCGTGCAAATCGTTTAGCTGTGTATGGTTAGGAAATGAAAAGTTTCCACTCGGTCTTGATACTATTCCGATGTGGATGAAACCAGACGAATCAAACGTAATTATGGTTTGGAGACAACACGAAAATCCTGATCTTAGCTTTTTACAACTGCTTGAAGCAGGCGCTCCGCTAACAGCCGAAATACTTAGTTGGGCTATTCAGTATGGTTTGAACAACGGTTTAAATATATTTTATCAAGTCAACAGTGGTTGGAATAAGATTGGAAACCGACTGTTTTTAGATACAGTGATAGAGGCTGATCTTTCCCAATATACATAACATAAGGATTTTATTATGACAGACATACTTGATCAGTGGCAGTATTTTAGCTCACCTATCTATAGTATTATGAAGCCAGAACTTCTTGATTTCTCAAGAGCAGCATCAAATGCGGCGTTAAGGGCCGCGCGCAAAATAACAAAAATAAACGATGTATATCCAGTCGTGCAAGCAGATGTGTCTAACGAAGAAGATCTTCTTCCACTGATACAGTACACATTAAACACAGCATGGAATCTTTTGAGCGATCAAGGATACAACATGAATGGACTTTCGACTTATCTTACCGAATGTTGGAGTCAAGAACACCATAAGTATTCATCAATGGAGTATCATAATCACAGCGACTGTCAGTTAGTTGCTTTTTATTTTTTAGAGTGCCCGAAAGATCCTCCGCGAATGGTGATTCATGATCCGCGACCAATGAAACTTATGTTACCACTATACGAACATAATTCTTCTAACATTACCACAGCAACATCGTCTATTAATTTTACGCCAGTTCCTGGTCAACTAATGTTTGCAAATTCCTGGCTACCGCATAGCTTTACTCGTAACACATCAACCAAACCTTTCAAATTTATTCACATGAACATTGGTACACGTCCGTACATTGAACCTATAGTATATGATGCAACAGCAGAAATAATCTAATATGTCTGAGTTTATGATAAGATTCAATCAATCAAGAGGACAACCTAATCGCGGGACAGAAGATCATGTCTGGCGCGTTTTCGAAGATGGTAAAGAATATCTATGTAAAAATGTTATCATTAATGTTCCAAGCCGTGGGGCAAAGACAGGTCAAGATTGGAATATCTGTTGCGAAGGTACTATGAGCATATGTAAAGACACCTCTACAATTACTATTAACTAAATTATTATCGGTGAAATTATGAACTTAGAATTTTCAGAAATAAAACTTTATAACCCAGGAGTTCTTAAAACAAGAATTCCAGTTTCTATTTTTGCTGAGTTGACTTGTGACTTGCAAAAGCAAGTTGATAATAATCCGGAAAAATACAATACTAATTTAGCTGGGCAATTAGAAACAGAATTTCAGTATGTTATTAACGGGCAGTTTAGAGAATGCATAGAGCAAACGTTTCTTGAATATAGAAGAAAATTTAATTTTTATGAAAATCATAATTATGTCATTGATAATGATGCTTGGGTAAATTTTCAGAAGAAACACGAATATAATCCAATACATTTTCACCACAAAGCTATTTCATGGGTGATATGGATTGCAATTCCTTATGATTTAGAAGAGGAATTAAATATGCCAAATGTAAGAGAATCAAACTATAAAGTTGCATCAAAGTTTGAATTCATTTATAACTCATTAGACGGTGGAATTAGTACGACTCAATTAGATATTGATAAGACATGGGAAGGTTCTCTTATTATGTTTCCAAATTATCTTAAGCATCAGGTATATCCGTTTCAAACTTCAGACGAACATCGTATTTCTATTTCTGGTAATATAGACATTAGAAATTAATTGGGCGAAGTGGAGTTAAGACTACAATTGTCCCAGAAATTGATGAGTATGCTCTTGCGAGAGCCGCTTTTGATTTCATTGACCCAATGGTAGTATCGACTGCCTTCGAAGTATAAGACCGCACCTTCGGTAGGTTGAAAAGACTCGTGTGTATATTTTAACAATTCTTCTTTTAAAACTTCCGGAGGGCTCAGTTCTTTTTCATAGTCTAACCAACTTCTTTCAGAAATACAAAATTCTCCGCCTTCAAGATCGATTGCTTCTAAGTAACACGATATGGTAATTGGAGACATTAATTCTTCTGGTTTCAACTTTTCTCCAGCCTCAATTCTGTGCCGAAGCTTTTCATTAAAATCTACATGAGGCCACAAATCTCCAGAAGATTTATACGCCTGATACCAATATTCAATATGAGTTTTGTTACAATTAAACTGTTCTCTGTCGAGAAATTCAAGCACAGCTTCATCTGTTTTATTTGTAGGCGCATTACGATCAAAGTAATGCATGTTCGTATGCCTATTTAAACCTTCAAGAAAAGTTAAGCGAATATCTTCATCGAGAGTAGATCTACGAATAATCCTCGAGTTTCCATGGTACATTTTCAAATCTTTCAAAAACATATTTAGCAGCCTCTTTATTCTTTAAAGATTTACCAAAAGCCTTGACGAAACTGTTTGGCATTTTCTTATAGGAAGAAGCTCCTGCTTTATTATCACATTCTGCTGGATGTCGAGAAATTTCTAACTCGTCACATATCTGATTGATATTGGTTTGAGTAAAAAAATCCTCATAAAAGAAGTAGAGCGGATTTGCGAACACACTGTCCAAAGCTTCGATAGTTTCTTTATATTTACATGATATGAAATTGCTCATGACAAATCGTGAAGCTAACGACCGATTTGGAATTTTACCTCCTCCAATCATATTCCAAGAAGACCAACTCCTCTGAATAGGATCTCTCATAATATAAACTGGTACTACTTCGATATCGTATTTTAGTAAACCGTTTTTAATAAGTCGAAAGATGTTCTCACTCGAGCCTTCATAATGTGTGAAGTCACCAGTCACTTGATTTATATTTGAAACCGCTTGAAAGAAAGACTCTATGTCTTTTCTATATTCGCTTACATCTTCTAAGACAGGAACTAAATCGTCTCTCTGAATAATATTCAGTTCTTTTCCCATATCATAGAAATCTGGGTGTTCTTTAAAATACTCATATAACCAAGTAGTGCCAGATTTCTCGGCTCCTACATTCAATAAAAACTTCATAGATTTAATTGTATTAATATATTTCTAAAATTTGGCCCGTGCGTTGGAGAATCTACGTCTTCTAAAAGTTCATAGTTTGCTGCGTTTGCTCGCATACGCAAAGTTCTATGAAAGATTGAATTTGCAGGAATATTTCTATACAAATGTTTAGTTATACCAATTTCAATATTAAAATTATTTTTGGCTGTTACATTTTCTTGATTAAAAACGTAATTTCTAGAACCGTTTTCATCCGGAGCAGTGAGTGAATGTCTGCCATCTAATGTTCCATTTTCAAGGATAAACCCGCTTACAAATCCCATATCTTTTCCAGCTACAGTATCAAAAGCTCTTATCATAATATAAGTATCATTTGCGCCATGAGGATTTAATCCTGGCCACTCATTATTAATTCCGCTTTCAATTAATGTGCGCATGTTGGCTTTTCGTTCGGCGTCAGTTAATGTAGAATTTGCCGGCCAATTCGCATCAATAGCATCCTTTGATCTTTCATACAAGTCATCAAAATCTATTTCTGACAAATCATTTATAACAGTATAAACAATATTCATATCTTAACTCTCTTTGTAGCTATTATGTCTGCGATGGTATTTATCCAACCTTCTTTGCTTGTATCAAATGGTTGTTCGTGGTGTTGTTTATGCATATGTTCTCCACCACTAATAATTCCGTACCAAAATCCCATATCTTTTGGGCCATTTATATCATGATTTAGAGATGCGATCGCTGTTGACCATATCGACAATGTAGCAGGAACAATGTAAATAAACAAGTATGCTGGTAACGATATGAATAACAATAGAAACGGTAAGAATAGCAAAATCCAGTATTTTTCATAGAAGAAATTGGTAATCTTATTACGAATCAGTCTGACTGTTGTTTTCAAATTTATTTGATTCGTGTCATTATTCCAAAG